CCGTGATGACGTGGGTCTGCGTGATCTCCGATCCGCCGACGGTGGGCTGCCCGGTCGTGATGCCATTTGGCAGGATCTGGTGATTTTGTGCCAGATTGGACGCGCCGACGGTCGGGATGCCTGCCGTGATCGGATCGGCGTTGAAGGTTTCATCTTCCGACATCGTGATGCCGGGGATGGTTGGCGCGCCTGTCGTGATACCGTTGGCGGCCAGATCGTGCGCCTGCGTGATCGCCGTGCTGCCGATAGTCGGCTGGCCCGTGGTAATGCTGTTGGCGAAGATAGCGGTGGTCTCAAGCACCGTTCCCGTTCCGACGACAGGTTGTCCCGTGGTGATGGCCGTTAGGCTGAGATCGTGATCCTGGGCGATGCTGGACGCGCCGACCGAAGGCTGGCCCGTCGTGATGGCCGTCAGGCTGAGATCATGCGCCTGCGTGATCGTGCTGCTTCCAACGGTGGGCTGCCCGGTGGTGATCTGATCTGCCGAGACCGATTCATCCTCGACCATCGTGATCGCGCCGATGGTCGGTTGGCCCGTTGTGATGGCCGTTAGGTTAAGATCGTGATCCTGGGCGATGGCAGACACGCCAACGGTGGGCTGCCCCGTCGTGATCGCTGTAAGAGCCAGCGCGTGGCCTTGGGTGATCGACGATGCACCAACCGTGGGCTGCCCCGTCGTGATCGCAGCCAGCGTTAGCGCGTGCTTCTGCACGATGGCAGACGAGCCAACCGCCGGCTGGCCCGTCGTGATGCCGTTGGCGGCGAGTTCGTATTCGACTACGCCACTGTCGTCCGCCAGCGGGACGGAAGCGAGAGGGGCGAAGCCCAGCATGGTTAGCCAGCCGTTGCGGCGTTACCCGCAGCAATGGCGTCATCAATCGGAGCCATGTCTTCGTCGGTCCAGAACTCAGCACGTCGCATACCTTCAAGGTGCTGCACATTGCGCTGGATCACGGTGTCGTCACCCGTGTAGCGGTTAGGGTTAGCGATGGCATCGTTGATGACCCACACACTGTCGAGACATGCCGAATAGTGCTTGGCAATCTGTTCAGGGGTCAGTTCTTCGGGGTTCATGGTTTTGCCTCCAGTTGGGCTTCAAGATAGTTCACTTTGGCAGACAGGTCTTTGATGGCCTGCACCAGCACGGGGATTAGCTTGCCGTAGCCTGCTTCCAGCTTATCAGGGTTTGCATCGAACACCAAACCGGGGATCGTCACGCCAGTGTCAGCCTGTGCGGCCTGCAAGTCCTGAGCGATAAAGCCCGTGTCGGCCTCGCCAACCTTGCCGCCGTCCCGCATGCTCCAAGTGAACGACACAGGGTTCAGGGCTTCGACAAACTCAAGGCCAGCGTTCAGAGGCTGGATGTCCGTCTTGTCCCGTGCGTCAGACAGCGAGGTGATCGTTGTGACTTGGCAGCGCAGGGTGGCAATCGAGGAGTTGCCCAGCGTGATCTCGTTGGAGACTGTGGCGGAGGATGCGTTAGCATCGTAACCAATGATTGTGTTGTTGGTGCCAGTAGTTGTTCCATTAGTGGCATTAGAACCGGCTGAGGCACCAACAAACGTATTCCGTATCCCGCTGGTGATACGATAGCCTGAAAAGTATCCAATACTCGTGGACTGCAAAGTGCTGGGAGATGCCCCACCATATAAGGCAAGGTAACCCAATGCTGTATTGCCATCCCCTGTAATGTTTGTCCCACACTGATCGCCTACAAAGGTGTTTTCAGCAGCCGTAGTTACAGCCGCGCCAGCATCTCTGCCGATCATAACTGAATTGCCTGCTGTGGTTACAGAATCACCAGCCCTCAAGCCAATACACACATTATTAAGGCCAGTGGTAATATTTTCACCAGCAAGTTCGCCTATCAGCACGTTGTCCGTTGCACTGGTGATGTCATAACCCGCCCGATACCCGATGGCGATGTTGTCACCATTGGCAGCAGTGGCAATGCCGAGACCCATAGCATCTTGGCCGATAGCAATGTTACGTCCACCAGTCGTAGCAGCGTCAAGGGCACCGTTTCCGATGGCTACGTTGTTGGAACCTGTGGTTATGTTGGCACCGCTCTGGTAGCCAACTAGGACATTGCTCTGTCCCGTTGTTACGCCTTTCCCCGATTCGTAGCCTGCAAAAGTATTGTAAGTCCCCGTTGTATTTGCAGTGCCTGCATAAGCGCCCAGTGCGACATTTGAATCTCCATCAGACTTTTTCAAGGCCTGATAGCCTACAGCTACGTTATAATCTGAGTTGACTGAAACAGTCTCACCAAACGCGCCGGAGCCAACCGCCACATTGTAAGAAGAAGTAGTTGCAAAAGTCCCGACACTCAGGCCGACATATACGTTTTGAACACCTGTGGTGGTGTCTCTCCCTGCGTTTTGCCCAATGGCTACGTTGTTACCAGAAGCACTTGTGGCTACGCCAGACCCCATCGCATTAAGACCAATAGCGATGTTGATACCACCAGTGGTTGCTGCATCAAGCGCACCGTTGCCGATAGCTACGTTGTCGGAGCCTGTGGTGATGTTAAAGCCTGCGTCGGCTCCAAGCATAGTATTATCAGACCCAGTGGTGAGCCTGTTGCCAGTCCCAGAGCCAAAACCTAAGTTATCGTTGCCAGTCAACGAACTGACAGCCGATTGCAGGCTGTTTAAGCCTATGCCGATATTCCCCAACCCAGAGGTGAGGTTTGCCCCAGCCAAGCGACCCACCAGAATGTTGTTAGTACCTGTAGTAATATCTTCACCAGCCTGAACCCCAATAGCGACGTTGTAGCCAGATGATGTAGTTGCTACACCTACACCAATTGCGTTCTCACCAATGGCGATATTACGTCCACCCGTAGTAACAGCGTCAAGAGCGCCATTACCGATAGCTACGTTGTTGGAGCCTGTGGTGATCTGACGGCCAGCTTGATAGCCGACTACCGCATTGCTGTTTCCAGTGGTAAGGTTTTGCAGGACGTTGTGGCCAATGGCAGCGTTACCAGAACAATTTGTAGCATTAAGCATCGCAAAGTAACCGATTGCTTGGTTTTGACTACCTGAATAGCTCGCACTATTGAGGGCAAAAGGCCCAATCGCAACGGTCTGATTCGCTGCGGTTGCTGCACTCAAAGCGCTGCTACCAATAGCTACGTTGTCGGCACCTGTTGTATTAGCCTTGCCTGCCCTAAATCCAATGAAAGTGTTATCTGAACCGGTGGTGTTGGCACCCGCCTCAAAGCCCAGCGAAGTCTCAAACGGGCTTGCGCTATCGGTGTCACCCAAAAGTGCAGCAGGCGCAGCAATCCAATCATAGTCCGAGCCAGTCCACGACAGAACCTCACCAGACGCAGCCGTGGAGGTGTTCAGGTGGGCGTCAACGTCAGAATTGGTGTATCCACTGATCGTAGTAAACGACAACGTCCCAGAACCATTTGTCGTCAGCACCTGACCGTTCGTCCCATCAGCCGTAGGCAGCGCGAAGTTATCCGCGAAGTCAATCAACTCTTGCAGATCAGCAGCCGCAGCCGTCAGGAACACAATGGCATTGCCGGAAAGGTTGATAGCAGCGTCAGCGTTGTTGCTTTCGATGCTGCCACGGGTCAGGGTCGGTCCCGTTGAGGAGTAAGTCCCCAGACCGATTTCCCAGTTCGAGCCATCCTCAAGCACATAGCGGACGATGTTCGTATTGGCCACACCAGCGTCAGCGAAGGTCTGGAACCCGTCAACCGCTGATCCCAATGTGATCGTGCCAGTGCCAGTGGTGGCTGTGGTCATCTTAGCGCGGTTGACAAGTTTAGTCATGGCTCACCCAATTGAGAAATCACGTCGGCGGAAGATCCGGCATTAAGCCGGATCAGGGATGCCGATGGCGACCGAGGACAGCGTGAAGGTGTTGCCCGAGGTAACAGCCTGCGAAGCGGTCAGCGAACCCGTCGCCAGCAGGCGGCTGTTTACGGTGTCCACGATGGCATAATGGGTCGCGGTCCCGGTGGCAGTAACCGCGCCGTCGGTGATCGCGGCCACCACAACCTCACGGCCACCGCCAGAGCGGTTTTGCGGCGCGCCGATAGACAGCGACGTGCTGTTGCCCAGAGCATAGGTCGCGTTGCCTTCGGTGTAGGTCGTCGCCTCTTGCGAGGTGATGAGGATCTTGTTGGCCTCGGTGTCCAGAACGGTCAGGCCGTTGTCGAACACTCGGTCGTTGAGAGTAGCCATGTCGGCCTCCGTTATGAGGTGGTTATGCCCGCACTATACAGGCTTTTGACGCGCTTAGGAACAGTCGGATCATTCGGCTGGATACGGGTAACGGTCGCGGATTTCCTGGCGCTTGGCCAGCCATTCAGCCTCGGTGGCCTCGCCAGCCTGCCACTTGAAGAATAGGGGGTCGGCTTCTGCGGTGTAGTCGGCTTGACGCTTGGCCTCTTGAACCTCTTTTGCAGGAGGTGCCGTTGCCGCAGCGATTTCTTCGGCAGTGTAAGGCCGGATCGTCTGTTCGCCCGTGTTTGCGTCTGTGATGACCTCGAAGTAGTCCATGTTATTTCACCCCGTAGACAAGGATTGAGCCAGCATCAAAGGTACCAGCACTAGTTGTGAAGCTGACGCTTGTGGACGCGCTTGTTATTGTCATGTCTCCCGCATAAGTCGTAGACGAATTAAGATTCTGGCCAGAAACAACCCTTGCAACATTTGCGGCGTATGTTCCGGCCCCCAAATCAACGGTAATTATACCCAACCAACGGTCAATGGTGTTCTCAAAAGTCGAACCCACGGTTAGTCCAGCCAGTCTAAGAGATGACGAGTTGCTGGTCGTGCTAACGTCCCTTACATCAATGTAAAGGTTCCGATAGCTGGTCAACGTAAGGCCGGAAAGAGTTTGGGTGCTGCCGCTGGTGGTCGTGAGAGTGCCAAGCAGGGTGTAGGATTCGGATGGGGGAATGACAACCTGAGCATCAATAGCTTGAGCCGTCCGAAGAGGGGTCATAACAGTCGTATTGTCACTACCCGCTTCCGCTTGAGCCTGAGAAGCCAAAGCACGCTCACCAGACGGCGTAAACGTCCCCGTCCCTTCGTCAATAGTCCCCAGCGTAATCCAAGCCGAGTTGGCCTCGTTCCGCTTTTTCAACTGGTTGTTGGTCGTGTCATACCAGAACATATTGGCATATGTCGTCGTCGGTGCGGTCGATGCGCTGTTCTGCGATACGATGGCCAGCAAAGCGTTGTTGAGATCGCTCCTAAACGCAGGCGCGCTCTGGTTGTCGATCACATAATCATGGGTCGCCATGTCGTTCCCCTCAGTTGTACCAGACGCGGGCGGTCAGGCCCGAGATGCTGGGCGTCACCCCACTTGTATCAGACTTCAGTTCAATCTTGAACTTGAAAGCGCGGCCATAGAAATCGCCGCCTTTGAACAACTGCCAGTCGGCATAGGTTGAGCCGTCCTGCGAAACCGCGATGTAGAGCAGGACATCGGTGTCGGCCACATTCGTGCCGCCAGTGAAATCATCAAACAGGCCAGCAAGCGCGTCGAAATCCCCGATCAAGGCATCAAACAGGCCAAGATTCGGGTCATAGCGGTTCGTATTTACATCCAAACGAGCACGAACCCGGCGGGCCGTCGTGGTGTCGATGGCAGCCGACATCTCATAGGTCGCCGACGTGCCGCTGGTGATTCGCAACTCGCCAGATGTCACGGAGCAGTTCGTCTTGGTGCCGGCGAAGGTGGGCGAGTCCGTCAGCGTCTGAGTGTTCGTGAATGTCTCGAAGGCAGCCTCTGGCACCACCACAGACGCGTAGTTTGGCGATGAGTTGCCACCCTTATCCACGGCGCGGATCATGTAGGTGCCGGGACGAGCCGGAATGACCACGTTAGAACCGGGCCGAGGAACCTTGTCCACAGCCGTCGTGGCGTTAGCATATGTTGCCCCAGATTCCTCCAACGCATATCGGATCTTGTAATGAGACAGATCAAGATCTCCGACAGGTGTCCATTCCAGAGCGATGGTGCCGCCGTATACTTGTCCATGAAAAGCAGCCACATTTTGCGGCGGGCTGATAGTGCCTGACACTTGGAAGTTCTCATACAGTTCCCAAGACCCACGCACACCGAGATGGTTGTAAGCCCGAGCGCGCACGTCGTAGAGGCCGTCGCCGACATCCAGAATGTCATAGATACCCGGAGAACCAGAGCCGACCGCGTTCCAATCGGTAGCCGAATGCTCTTTGAACTGCACCTCAACGCGCTCGACAAAGCCCGTCGCCGCTGAAGCCGCCGTGATGTTGGCAACGATGACGTTGGTCATCTTTTCGTAGATGATCCGCGTCTCTTGCGTCAGCCCGATGCCGATGGGGGCCACATACCAAGCCGACGGCAGGCCGGAGTTGTTGGAGATGATCGCCAGTTCGTCAGCATCCCAGTCAAAGGCGTCTTCCGAGGTCTCGCGCAGGGTCAGCCTCACGCGCAGATCGCCCGCGTCCTGATTGGCAAAGAAGTTCCAGCCGACCACCTCAAACTCTTTGGCCGTCCAGCCATAGCGAGTGTTCGTGAATGCCACGATGTCGCCGACCTGCACGCCGAAAGCGGCCATGCCGAACTCAGCCGTCAGCGTCATCTGTTCACGGCCACGGTTGAGCGTCAGCTTGGCGATCCGCTGGGCGGTGGCTGACGAAGTCGTGAACGGCAGGGTCAGGTCGATTGGCGTCTCGACATTGTTGTCCTCGGCCAGATAGACCGCGCTGTCCACCTGCGGATAGTCCACCGTGATGTAGTCTTGAGCTACATCGTTAAACGTGCCGCGCACCACGTTGAAAACGTCGGCCATCGATTGGCGCGTTTGCAGCGAGATCGAACTCCGCAGATCATCAAGCGTGAATGTCTTCACGGGCGGCGTGTAGTAGCCGACCTTCAACTGCCATGCGCCTTGGCCCCAGAACAGCGTGCCAGCGCAGCTTGTCATCATCTGCTGCAAGACATCTCCAGGCGTCTGGTCAGCGCGGATCACCCCGTGCATGGTGTATCGCTTTTCCGTGCCGCCGACTGCCAAGCTGACGTTCTCGTCGCACACGTTGGCCGATGCAGAAAACGCCGTGTCGTCGATGCCAGTGTCGTCGAACCCGTATTCGGCTGTCAGGTAATCGCGCACGCAAAGCGCGGCGTTGGGTGAGAAAGCCGTCGATGTCGTGCGCGGGTCATAGACCTCTTTGCCGCTGACAACTGCCGTGAAGATCGGCACGCCATTCGGGAACACGTCCTGATCGAACTCAAGCCGGACATACAGATAAGCGATCCCGCGCCCGACGAAGGCCGACGTGATCTGCGCGCTTTCTGCCAGAAGTTCAGCGGGCGCTGTGATCTGCGATCCGTCGTATTTTTTGATGCGAACCTTGCTGGCCCAGTTCTGGCTGGTCACGAAGCCGCTGCCGTCCAGCGTGACAACCTCGTCATTGATGTAGATGTCGCCGATCGACGAAACCTCATGCCCGGCGAGACAGATAATCATGTGCAGGAACTGGTTGGTCGCCCCGGTGGCCTCAATGTAGGTCACGATGCCGCCTTTGCGGACAGTGCCGTAGACGTATTCCTGCGGTGATGCCGGATCGCGGGCGTTCACCAGCGTGCCTTGCATTGCCGATCCCAGATTGGGCTTCGGCGTCAGGGCAGACATCGCCCAAGATGTGACGACGGTGGTGGCGATGTAGCCGACAGCCATCGCCGCAAAGCTGGTAGCTGCGACTGTTCCGGCCCCAGCAACAGCATTGACAAGAAACGCGCCAATGGTCCCCGGATCACGCACCAAATGCGCCGGGTGAGAAAGGGCCGTCGTGCCTGTCAGTAGCTTTTTAAGCGGCGTCATCGTGCCTCACCCATGCGCTGTCGATGCTTTCGATGGGGGAGTATACCACGCCGCTGGCAGAAAGGAACGCAGCGCTTGTCCCGACGGCTATCCCGAATCCTACGCCCAAGTAACCCGGTTGGATTACTTCAGGCCCACCGACAACCAAAGCACCGCGAGGTGGTATGTCGTAGGCCCGCGAAAGACGCTCACACAGCGCGTCCTCGACTGTTTGGTGTCCATACTCGCGGCGAAGTTCCATGCGCGTCAGAAGGCGGCCTGCGTCGATGTAGCGGCCAACCCAATCGTCGGCCCATCCTTTTCCGTGCATACTGCGAAAAGCCGCGTTGGTGAAGATCAGGCAATCCCAGACGCCCCATTCAAACGGGCGGCCACCGACCTCACGCAAAAATGCGTGCAAAGCCTTTAATCCTCTTTCCGGCCCCACGGGATGCCCTTGTCCTGAATGTCGGCCACGAAGCTGAAGAACGTGTCGCCAGAATGGCGCACCTGATGGCTTTCGTGGGTGTAACGCCGGATGCGCGCCCGGCCCAACTCAACCATCTTGCTTTCGACCGTCAGCGTGATTGTGGATGCGTCCCCGCTGTCCTCGATCGGCATCTGGTTCATCTTGCCGGCGAACACTTCCACGAAGTCATCAACATTGCTGACGCCGAACAAGATCCGGCAATCGCGCCGCTGGTAAGGCTCTTTCAGAGCCAGCGAGACCAACTCAACAGGCACGCCGCTGACGGTGATCGAGGCAGACTTCGCCGACAGGTCGTTGACCTCCTCCAGCCCGCTGATGGCCAGAAGATCGCCCGCGCCGAGGTACGTTTGGCCGTCGATGGTGCGATCCCCGTAACCCGTCCACAGCCGGATCGGCCCGTAGGTTATCGCGTTGCCGTCAACATCGGTGCCGCTGCGTGTGTCGAACATCATCTCGACCGCGTAAAACGGCTGCACCTCTGGCTGTGCCAGTGCGCTCAGGATGGCGGCTGGAACGCTGCGGGCCATCAGACGGCCTCCATCGCGCCAAAGGTCAGGCCGTAGATGCTGGCCTCATTGATCGACCATGACTGCTCGTTGCTGGACAGCCTGAACAGGCCTTTGGCATTGCTCACGGTCACGGCTGCGTTGTCGGCGGGCGCGGTGCGGATGTGCGGCCAGAGATCAAGAGATACCTGTCCAGACCCGTTGCTGTTGGCGTCTTGCAGAACCTTGTGCAGGCGTGCAGACGATCCCGTGCCGAGTTGGATATAGTCGCCAGCCTTCAGCCATCCTGTGACGCTGTTTGACGCGCCGTCGATGTTCAGCGTGCCGCCCGTTTGGTTTGCGCCATTGACCAACGGCGTCCCGGTCGGCGTGCCGCGTGCTGTGCCGCCGATTGGGTCACCCAACAAGAACGTGCCGAACTGACCGCGCAGGCTGATGAGCCACGCGACCCACTGTTCCGCGTCTGCACGCTTCATCGGTGGAAGGGTCACCTCTGCCTGCCACATCTGCCCAGAATAGGCGAAAGCCTGTCCTGCGAAGGTGAACGGGCTTCTGGCGTAGGCCACCGCGTTTGTGGCCCGCAGTTCGATGCTGCGGATGCCTGTGTGTGTCGGCAGCGCCAGAGGATAACTGATGGCCATTATGCGAAGGCTCCCCCATATGCGCCACCGCGCCGCTTGGCATCCAAGACAGCCGCCTTGGCGCTGTCCGCGATCTGCGGCATCAGCGATTTGATCTCGGCCCGGACGGTCTGCTGCACGCCCGTGGAGACATTGATGTTCTGCACAACAGTCACGCCACCGCCGCCGAGTTGGTTATTCGGGATGACCTGCGCGTTGCGCGAAGGCACGACAAGCTCTGGCCCACGCTCACCGACCATGTATGCCTGACCGCCAGTGACAGGGCCGCCCATAGCCTTCGCACCAGCAATGGCAGGTGCCAGAGCAGGGAAAGCCTTGCCGACAAAGCCCATGATGCCGTTGACCAGCCGCTGCACCACCAGAACCTCATAGAGCTTCATGATGATATTGCGGGCCATGTCGCGGAAGGCGTCCTTGACCGATTTGGTGCCGTCAACCATCGACATGAAGGCACCTGAGAAAGAGTCGCGGATGGTGTCTGCGATGGCCTTCATGTTTTCTTGCTGACGGTTCAATTCTTCAGTTGCTGCCTTAGCCGCGCCCCCGGCCTTGCCTGCGGCTTCTGCCGATGCGTCGCCGAAGATGTTGACCTCAGTGGTGCCAGCCGCCATAGCGTCATTTAATGCCCCGAATGCCTCTGTGACCCCACCCCATGCGGACGAAATCTTGGTGCCAGCAGATGCAAATGCCGTGCTTGCTTCTCCTCGCGCCGTCTCCGAAGCTTTATCAAGATCGTTTTGCAACCGCCCGACAGATGACAGAGACCCAAGAACAGCACTATTCACGTCATCAAGGCCAGCCTCTCCAGAAGACCTAGCGATAGTTTCCAAGAAACTATACCAAGTCCCAACAAGTCCAGAAACCATGCTGGTAAAACCAGCCTTGATGGTCATCCAAACCCCAGAAAGCGCATCTGGTATTGCTTTGGCGCTATCTACCATGCCCTGCCAAACAGCCCCGACGAGGTCGCCAAGTAGCTTCATGGCCTCGCCAAAACCGCCAGCGCCTTGCTTCAGGTGAAGGAACATTTCAATGAGTTTGGCCACAATAAGCAAGACCGCAACTGGAGCGAATCTTAGCAACATCGTACCAAGCGCTTTTAGCGTGCCTGTAAGACTGATAGCCGCAAATTGCAGTCTTAACATGATGACCTCTTTGGCCACCAAAGCCCTTCCCGCCAAAACTGTCTGGTAAGCCAAATATTGGGCGGCGGCTGCACTTGCAGCAATAGCCGCCGCAGAGATTATAGCGGCAGCTTTTAAGGCGGCAAATCTCAGGGCGAGAAGGCCCACAAATATAAGAATAGTGTCGATCTGGCCAGACATTCCGCCGAAAACAGACCCAATGATTGACCCAAGCTCTTTTATAGATGCCACAACAGCAGACACTGGTGCCTGAAGCACGCCAAGGGCAGAACCAAGGTTTTCGATCTCACGGCCAGACTTCTGAGCAACAACGCCCAATGCTGCAACGACTGCGACAACTGCACCGATCACGGCACCAGCCGGGCCGAAGATTTGCAGAAGCTGCGGTGCCTGCTGGCCGAATGCTTGCAAGCCGTTGGTGCCGTTGGCCAACTGAACTGCAAAGTCACCGACCTGATAACCCGCCTGCTGGAGAGCGCCCTTGGCCCACTTCTGGGTTGCTGTGTTGGCAAGGCCGGATGCCTGAGAGAAGCCCCTCACACTTGATGTGGCCGCGTTTACCGTAGCCGCAGTGCGAGTAACCTGATCCTGAACGGCCTTCAAGGGAGCCGTGGCGCGGTCGATGACCCGTAGGTCAAATACGAGACTTTCGCTCATTTTCCTCGCGCTCCTTCATGACGGCAAAGTAGGCCACCCATTCATTATACTCATCAAGCGAGATTTCCTCAATCTCCGAGATGGTCTTGCCCAACCTGTCTGCCAGCGCCACCAAGTTGAGCCTGAATGGGTCGCCTCTTAGTTTTTTGTGTGATCCTCAATGCTCGTCGCGTTGAAGACCGCGCCGAACACCTTGGCGATGACGCCGACAGCCTCACCCATCAGGATCGGCTTATCCTCAAGGGTGAACGCCTTGTCGCCCTTTTGGTCTTCGCACTTTTCAATGACCATCTCGACCATCGCACCCAAGGAGGTGTTGGTCAGAAAGTCCTTGTACTTGCGCTGGACCTTTTCGATGTCCCGTGCGCTCACAGACGTGAAGAAGAGGCGAAGGGGAGTTTCCCCCTCGCCCCATTCTTCGACATCGACGAAGCCACGTTGCTGGTCAGCCCGCTTGGCTGCGATGCGCTTCGCCAGGCTCATTAGGAAGCCGTCGCTTGCGTCAGAGCGCCAGTGCCTTGCACGCTGATCGACATCTCAACCAGACCGTCATACGAAGCCGAGATCGAGCGACCCGTCACAATGGCGGTGCCAGTGTAATAAATGTCACCAGTGGTCGAACCCTCGGGATAGAGGTTCAGCGTGACGGAGGCACCGATGGTCAGAGCGCCTTGGCCCGTGGTGTCGGTCTCGTCCCACAGAACGTCAATCGTCCCGGTGTAGGTGGTCAGCGACGGCTTATAGGTCCGTGCGCTATCACCCATCGAGGTGTCTTCAAGGGTGTCAGCCGATTCTTCAATCGAATACGACCGAATTTCGGCGATTGCGTTGGCTCCGACTTTGACGGTGCCTTCGCTGCCAGCGTGCGTAGCCATAGCAGGAGCCTCCTTTATTTGGCTGTTTCGACATCAGTTAGACTGGTGACATACCTTACAGCAAAAGTCATCGTTGCGATGCCAACAGGCTGCTCAGTCTCACCAGAAAAGTCGATGCTCGTCGATGTTAGCACCGATTCCTTCGCAATGCCACCTAGCGTGAAGTCCGCGCCGATAGCCTCTTCAACCTGCACCGCGATAGCATCAATCGTGCTGTCAAGCGATGCAGTGGCATTCTCATATATGGAGACCGTGATCTCAACCGTGCGATCAAGCGATTTGACGCCCATTGTCGCGCCCATCGTCATCAGTCCGGATGTTTCCGCACCAGCCGTGACCGTGATGGCAGGCAGCTTAGCCTGCGTCAGTGGGTAGACACGCGTGGCGAAAACACGTTTGGACACAAGCCCGACTCCGGACTTCAGGGAAGTCACGAAGGCGTTTCGGATCTGCTGGCGGACATGAGCCATCACTTGCGCTCCAACTGCAAGACCGTCACACCAGTCCCGTCATGGACCCAAGCGCGAACCGTGTAGGTCACCGAAGACACGATCACCTGATCGTCTTCAGAGATATTCGGCACATCAACCGTGCGGCAAGTCAAGCGAGGCTGTTCCTGATGCACCGACACGAACCCGCCAGCATCAACAGGAACAGTCTCATTGTCTAAGATACCATTGAACGTGCTTTCACCCAAAGCGCCGCGACGCTTGTACGTCACTGACGTAGCAAACTCATCAGCGTTGAACAGGGTCAGCAGATCAGTGGCGAAAGGCAGGGCCATGATTAATCCTTCTTGGCCCGCTTGGAAATCTTAGGCGCATTGCTGACCTCAAGGCCAACGCTGCGGTCAGCGACGGCAGGAGCCGCACGCTCGGGGGCAATCTGAACCCGGCCCATAGCTGAGAGCGATCTGCCCTCCTGCTCGGACAGTTCGACGATCTCGCCAGCATTGCGGCCAACGCCGCCTGCAACGCAGGATTTAAGGATCAGGTAGTTTGCCATTTTAACCTCCTGTTGAGGTTGGGGGCGACCGAAGCCGCCCCCATTCCATTTCAGTGTCATTAGACGCCGTCGTTGTTGTAGGCGAAGGACACAGCGTGACGAACCGCCACATCGACCGTCTGGAGCGCGCGGATACGCACGGTCCCAGTGTTGGACGAAGTGTAGGGATCGACCAGGATGTCCAGGCCGCCGTACATGCCGATCAGCAGGTCCGCGAAGTTGCCGAAGAACAGGTCGCCCGAGGTAACCTGGTTCGACACGATGGCGCGGTAGCCGTTGATCGTGTTGCCGGGCTGTTCGACCACGAAGAGGCCCTGACCAGAGGCCTTGGCAGTGGTCTTCAGGGCGCCGTACATGCTGGCAGGCAGGATGTAGGCGAGGTTGCCCAGCAGAGCGTTGTCCTCGGCCACAGCGGTTTCCAGAGCCACGACTTCAGCGAAAGTCGGGGTGGCCGCAGCAAACGAGGTCGGCTTGTTGACGCCCGAGGTGTTCTTCACGCCAGTGGGCTGGCCCGAAGAACCCGAACCTTGCAGGCCGCCGAGGTCGATGGCGAGAGCGATGGCGCGCGACAGGTCGTCACGAACCAGAGCTTCGATATCGGGCGAGGACTGCATCATCATCAGACGGGTGATGTCGGTGAAGGCACCGAGGGTCTTCGGGGTCATGGTGACCTGACCGAAGGTCGGCTCCGACTCAGACGCAGCGCCGCCTTCCGTCGAGATCCAGCCAGCCGCCGAGGCGGTAGCTTTCTTCGGAATGGCCACGTTGCCCTTGAGGCCCGTCAGCATGGTCGCGCCAGCCTGCATCACAGACGAAGCGTTACGCAGAACGTCGATGAAGTCACCGCCACGGAAGTCCTGCGCGATCACGCTGGAGTCGTCAGTGGTGTTCAGGTCACGCTTTGCCCACGAGCGCAGAACGTCGCCGGGGATCATCAGACCCTTGGCATCGACGCCAGCAGCACGCTGGGCAGCAGCCGAAGCTTCAAATTCGAAGCGGGCTTCTTCCTGAGCGCGGAAGTCGGTCGGGTTCGCCATGGCGCGGATCGCAGCCATGAGCGAGAACTTGCGGACCTCTTTCTGGGTCAGGCCGATGTTGGCAGTTTCCAGAGGCTTGTTGCCGATTGCTTCAAGCAGTTCGCCGCGGAATTCCGCGAGAGAACGGCCATTGGCGATGGCTTTATCAGCCAGATCACGCTTGTTGTGCGACGCGCCGAGACGGATCATCTCAGCAGCATCTTTGGCAGCGGCACGGGCAGCTTCGGCCTTGACCGCGTCCAGATCAAATTCAGCCATTTTGGCCTCCTTGATAGGGGTTGCAGGGATAGAGGTGGTCAGGTCGTCAGCCGCCGATCTACCAACGCCGACTGTCCGGTCAGCAGGGATAGAAACGATGGAAACTTCCATAGGCATCCAAGAAGTGGCTCGGTACGTTTCCTTGCCCTCCTTGTCCAGTTTGTTGATCTGATAGCCGACCGAGATGTTGGCTCGGATACCATCGTCAACGTCATCGAAAACCTCTTTGGCAAGCCCGTTTCTCCCGAAACGAACAGTCGCACGGAGACGCCGTGCCGAGCCATCCAAGGCAACCGATTCTACAACGCCGATCTGCTTGGTCGGATCGTGATCCAGCAGAAGAGGCGCTCGGCCAGAATTCAAGAACGACAGATCGATGCTGCCGGGCTTGTGGTCGAGGATTTCAATACCGAAGGACCGCTCAACGGGTTCCTCGGACGAGACAGCGATCCTGACGCGACGAGCGTCCTTATCGATCACCTTGTCTTCAAATGCCATCGCACGGGTTTCGATCCCATCACGCGAATAACGCTCGGCCTGAAGCTCAAGATCATCCTCTTGCGCCTCGGTCGTTTCGATGTGTTCTTCTTCCAGCATCGCTGCGTCCTCCATTTCACGGGCGATCATATCAAACTCACCCCCATGTTGCATAGAGCGCGCTTCTTCGGTGGCAGGCTCAAACTCGATCGGCTCAAAGTTATTGCGATCCAGCCATGCCCGCGCCTCCGCCACAGTGAAGAACTGCGTGCGGAAACGGATCGCCTGAATCTCGCTGGTGTCGTCCTTGATGCCGAAGATGTAGTCAACGCCTCGGCCACCGCCGTTGTTGCGACGGCGGAAGCTGTCGTACTGGCGAGGATCGCGGATGCGGGCAGCATGTTCATTCGCGTAAGGACGCTCACCAGCAGCACGGGTGCGGTCATCTTCATCGTCCATATCATCCTCGTCGTCCATGTCGTCAACGATACCATCAGCCCAGGATTTGCCAGCGTCTCCGCCCCAGAGCGCCCAGGCGATCCGGCCATTCGACGGATAGCCATCTTCACCAGGCCGGAAGCCCTCGGCCTCTTTGTCCACTTCATGGCGGGCGAAGAAGCTCTTCATGCGCTTGACAGTGCTGTCGGAAAGCTCTTTGCCGTTGACGATGTCACGGGCGCGGGCAATGCCGACCTCGGTGCCACCGCGCCCGAACTCACGCCGCCAATCAAGGCCGCGCTGGGCTTCTTCCTTCATCTCCCCGGTCGGCTCATAGGACATGCTTATTCCTCCACCTGAGCTTCGACAGGCAGCTTCGACCCGAATGGCTCATAGGCCATCGCCAGCCCAAACTGCTTTGCCATTTCCTTGTCACGCTCGATCTGCGCGAAGGTCTCTTCGGCATCACGGCCATAGGTGGCAGCGATGTCGGTGTGGCTGATGATGCCGTTCTGCAGGCCCACGACGGCGGCGTTGATCTCCTTCAGCGGGTCAACCCACTGGAAGCCACGCGCACGCCAAGAGATGCCCATTGAGAATTTGTCGAACTTGCCCGGCCCGTTGATCGGAATCAGCGCGAAGTCCATCACATGGGCCATCCAGATGCGGAACAACGGATCGATGAAGTGTTCGATGAAGAAGTGCTGCTGGGTCTTGTAGAAGTCCCGCTCCTCAAGCGCACCCTGCCGGATCGACGAGTAGGACGTTCCCTCAAGATCGTTGGCCAGAGCCGTGTAGCTGACGCCAAGACCGCCAGCGATGCCTCGCAGGATCGCCTTCTCAAAGTCGGCAAAAGCCGATGTCGGGTGGTTGGGGTCAAACGGGGTGAAGTCAACGCCAGCCGGAAGCTGGTGGAACGTGCCGGGTTCAGCGTCGTACATCGGGGTGAAGGTGTCTTCGAACCCGTCAGCCGTGAAGCCATCGCCAGCAGGAGACGTGAAGAAGCCCATCTTGGACGCGCCGACGCGGGCAGCCGTCAATTCGGCCTCACGATAACCGTGCAGCATCTTCAACGCTGGCATGGCCGTGACAAGCTCAGGCACGCCACGGGTCTGATCTGCGCGCTCCTGCACATAGATGTGGATCATCTGGTCTGCCGGGATTCGCTGGCGGTACAGGCCCGTCGTGGTGGTGGTGTAGTCGTAGTCGCCGGGGTTGTTCACCAAGACGTGATAAGCAGAAACCCGGCGCGTCACCGAGTCCAACTCGACACCCATGCGGACCTGATTGCCGTCTCGCAGCGTTTCGTTCATCTGCTCATCGACCCGATCAGGCTCAATGATCTGAACGCCGATCCCGTGGCGCAAATAGGGCTTGCGGACGACGTGCAGGAACACCTCGCCGTCACGCTTCACGCCGCGAACAACCGCATTGGACAGGTCGGTCATCGACATCTTGCCGTCAACAGTCGGGCCGCCGAGGCGAGAGAACTCAGCCCAAGCAGCTTCGATGATGTTGTTGCCCGCCATATCGATAGAGCCGTCGATGTTGCGGCCCTTCAATTGAAGGCGGAAACCGTTCTCGCCGACCACGTTAGTCTGGATGAGTTGCAGATAGCGGCGGGCGTATTCGTTGTTGCGCTCCAGATCGCGGGCGCGGTTGCGTAGATCACGCAGAACCCAACGGATCTCAGAATCGGCAGACTTGTTGCTGCCCTTGAAGTCCATGTACAGGCGGCCCTTTGAGGCGGCCAGATAGTCACGCTTCCCGGTCGCCTTCTTCTGGCGCTTGAAGATGTCGAAAAGGCCCATCAGCCGAACCTCACTTTAATCGTGCTTCCTGTGGGCTTACCGCGCCGCGCTCGGTCTTTGACGACCTCCTGCTGGAACTCGGCCTTGTATTGGTCCCGTGCCGTCATCAACTCGGCAAAGCTCATCTTGGTCAGAGAGCGGCCAGCGATGGAGTAGCTGCCGACATCGCTGTCGGCCTTGCCTTGCAGGATCGATTCAATCTTGTCGATCATGATCTGAGCGTGGCTGCGAGGATCGGCACCGTTCACGTCCAGATCGGCTAGCGCTGTGAACTCGCCGCGATCCACCACCAAGCGGTTGCTGGTTGATGTCTGGATCACCTCAAGCTGCCAGTGGTAGTAACCCGGCTCAAAGGCCGCCGTGGTGGCGCTTGATGCTGTGAACAGATATGTGCCGTCCGTCTCGGTGGCCGTCAGAAGGACTTCTGTGTTTCCACCGCCCGTGATCCGAGCGACATACTGCGCGCTGTAGGATGCCAGCGGGTAGTCCTGAACCAGATCAGAACGCTTCCACTGAATGAAATCGCCAACGACGATCTCAAGCGGTTCGCCCTCTGGCGCGTTGGCAGCGTCAAAAAGATTGGCCATTACCTGTATCCGTGGACAAAACCGCTCCGCATGGGAACCTTCGGCTTGCGGGGGGCCGACGGTTGATCCCCTGATGATACCCGATTTTGGGCCTGAGTGTAAACAGCCTCAAGGTTTAGGTTGAGAATAGCCAACGCAGCCGTCGCATAGACCCGGCAATCAAGGGCTTCGTTGCGCGTCCTGATCTTTGCCCACTCCGTTCTCGGCCTGCCCTTGAAGTAGCGCGTGACCTTTTTCTCAGCCGTCAGCATACGAAAATACTCATCGCTGCGGCCCACCGGGAAGTGGCAATAGCCCTCGCCCTCCTCCCTGATCTTCAGCCGTGCGTAGACGATCTCCTTGGCCGTGTCAGTGCCGACCGGGAAGAGGTTGATCTTGCCAATGTTGTTCTTCGTCGGCCTGCCCACAATCGGCTTGCCCTCGCCGCCGACGCCCTTGATGGCGAAGACACGGCGGCCAGCCCGCAGGCGCGCATAGTTGTAAACCTGCTGGGTGTAGTGTCCGCCAGAGTCAACACACACAGATCGGATCACCATTTCTCCCTGCGTCGGGTGGTCAAACTTTCGCCCCAACGTCACGTCGAGGCGGTTCCACAATTCAGCCGACGAAGGGTCGCCGTACATCGTCTCATAGGCGATAGACCATGTTTCCTCGCCCCTGCCCCAGCCCACGATCTCGATTTCCAAACGGTCATCCTGCACGTCAACGCCAGCGGTCAGCAGCAAAACCTCCCCGGGCAACTCATCGCCCCAGTTCTCGGCCCGCTCCATCAGGTCCATCTCATCGACCTGTTCACCCTGCTCTTCCCATGTCTCGCCTAAGAATGTGTTGATCCACGTCTTCAGGCGCATGGGATCACGCTTGCTGTTCATGAAGTCCGAGACGGCCTCATAAAGCGGGGTCCACGGGCTATACAGGCCATTGATGTGGAAGCCAGCGACCTTGCCCTTCGGCTCGGCGGTGGCCTGCCACTTGCCCTTCCTGATTGCCCGAAATCTCGCCGCATCATCCCAAGCCGATCCGCAATGCTCGCAGGTGTAAACCGCCGAGTACGGGTTCTTGTCCGTCCAGTGGACTTGCCCCCACTTCAGCACCTGCGTTTCGCCGCAATCCCCACAAGGCACAAAAAACTTGCGCTGATCGCTCTCTGAGTAGGCGGCCTCGATCCGGCTTGCGCCTTTGTCGGTCGGCGTGCTGACCAGGATGATCTTGCGGTTCCAGAACGTGCTGGATCGCTTTTTGGCCAGCGAGACGGGGTCGCCCTCTGTGCCTGCGCTGATCGGATAGCGGTCAACCTCGTCGCATAGGATCACCCGGCACGGGCGAGATGCCAAGCTGGCCGGGCTGTTGGCCCCGCACGCCGTCACATGCCCACCTGCGAATGTCTTGTGCAGCGTCGTGTTGCCGCTGTCTCTCGACCGAGGATCTTTTACCTTGTTGCTCAGAACAGGCGTATCGCGCAGGCACGGGGCCAGACGATCCTTCGACCAGGTCTGCGCCATCTCCAGCGTCGGCTGGACCACCAGCATCGGGGCCGGGTCTTGATGGATGTGATAGCCGACGACGTTGTTGATGAGTTCAGTCTTGCCGACCTGCGCGCATGTCATCAAAACGACAGTCTCGATGTCGGTATCGGACACCGCGTCCATCATCCCGCGCTGATACTCGGCCCGCGATGTTGACCACTTGCCAGGCTCTGCCGAACTCTCGCTCGACAGCACCCGAAAGGCGTCGGCCCACTCGCTCACCGTCAGGCGAGGCGGTGGCTTCATTGCCAGCGACACGGCCTCGACGAGCCGTGCTTCCAGCTTTTCAGCCTGCGTCTGCCTCGTTGATTCCTGCGAGTTCATTCAAAGCCTCGATGATATGTCGCTCAATCAGAGCCTGCACTTCCTTCGCGTCATCAGCCGCCGCCGCTTCGGCTGCGACCTTTGTTGGCACCGCCAGCAGCTTGGTCTTCACATTGGACAGCGCGACCTCAACCCGCTTCGCCACGTCCTCAATATACACCAATTCGCCCCGCGTGATCGCGTTTTCCATCTCCTTCGCGTCGGCCTGCTCCTTGGCAAGCCGGGCGCGCTCGTCCGTTAGGTTGAGATCGCCAGCGTTTGCACGGCCAGCCGCCGATTCCCGCAAGCGCGCGATGTAGGATTGCCTGCATTCGTCAAGGTCGTACTCTCCGCGACCCTTTTTGGCGATGGTGCCGTTGGCGATCAAGTCCTGAACGTATTTGATCGTCACGCCAAGGTGCGCAGCTACTTCGTGCAGAGTTGCCATTTGCTTTCTCCTGGTCTCCCGCCAAGGCCTATATTTGGCTCTCACGCCTGTATGTCAATTACAATCCCCTTAACATATTCCATCGCTGGAATGTCTTTATAGCGCGAACTACCCGCATCTGGACCCTGCCGGGAGGACCCAATAG